CTTTCACCTAATGTTTATACCAAGGAAAATCATTTAAGAGATTATGAGGCTGTGATTAGCTTTTATAAAAAAGCTTGGTCCATTCATTGTGCCTAAAAATCCCTTATAATTGAAAAAACATTTATTCTTTTAAAAAATCACTCAATTCTAGGTCGACATGAAAAATTTAATAATTATTTTCTTAAGTTGTTTTTCCTTTTCATTTGGAACTTATGCAAGTGACTCTGATGATTATATAAGAGAGATGCCACCAAATTTAAAATGGAAGGAATTGCCTAAGATCAATATTATAGATGGGGATCTTGAAGGGTATGATAGGGTTATAACGATTTCGGCTGATGCAAATGAGAGAGGTATAATTACTCGAGCAAAAATCATTAAAAGTAGTGGTATAGATAAGTTAGATAACAAAATATTGATAGCAATAAAAAAAGCTAGTTTTTACCCGTACCAAGAAAATGGTATTTATTATCCTATAAGATTTACGCAACCAATGGACTTGAAACTTTCTAGAAAACCTAAATTTAAAAACTTTCCTGAAATTATTGTTAATAAAAGATATCTTAAAGGTCAGGAACGAAAAATTACGATCTATTCTGAAGCTGATAAAAATGGAAATTTAACTGTAGCAAAAATTCAGAAAAGTAGCGGAGTGCCTGAACTAGATAGTTATGTATTGGAAGAGTTTCGAAAGAAAGCACAATTCTATCCTCTAATTGTTAATGGTTCTCCATTTCCTATACGAGATGTTTCGCATTATATCTTTTCAGATAAGGTAAATACTTTTGATTAAGAAATAAAAATGACAAACAACCAATATAACCACCTTCGGGTGGTTTTGCTTTATGTGACATTTGTTAACCTGTTTGTTAAAGTTATTATATTTATAACAATTGGTGAAATTCATGAAAAAGATAATTTTAGGGAGCATGTTAGTAGCTGTTTTTTCCACATCATTTTCACATGCTTTAGCTCCCAAAAATGGAGATGAGCCAACTTATTGTGAGCAGATTGTTTCGGTCCATGGTTTATTAACTAGAGCACAATTTGAATGTGGATATAGTGAATATAACAATGAGTTAATCTCAGATTCAGCCAAGTGTTTTCAGCATGAACTTGGCGAAGAATATGGAAAAAAAGTTCTTATGTTTGGCATGAAAGAATTTGACCGAAATGTAAAGAAAGACGGGAAGAATAAGATTTGTAATAGTTTATTAAAAGAATTTCCAGAGTATGTAAGGAAGTAACTGATGAAAAAGCTACTACCAATTGCATTTTTACTCACAGCATCATTTGTAACTCACTCAGCCGATACTAATGATAAACACTGTAGAGATGTGAATAAACTTGCTGAAAATGTCATGCTCTTTAGGCAGGAAGGGGTTTCTGTGGTTAGACAAATGGAGATGATAGAGAGTATCAAACCAAGCAGGGATTTCAAAAGGTTAATGGAGATGATGGTCGAGGAAGCCTATAAAGAACCAAAGTTTGGATCAGAAGAGTATAAGGCGGAAGCAATAACTGAATTTGCAAACAATTGGTACATTCAGTGCAAGCAAGCAAATCGAAATAAATAGAGCACTTCAAGGTGCTTTAATTGTTGAAACTAAGAAAAGTTTATAAGTAGGTTTTTATGAGAAAGATAGTTTTATTAGGTTTGGTTTTCTTGCCGTTTTTGGGGAACGCGAGCCCATTTCCAAAACAAGCTGAAGAAGAAAAAAGTGAAAAGTTTTGTCGAGGATGGATGGATATCGCTGAAAGCATTATGGCAGAAAAGCAGAAAGGCACCTCGTTATCGATAATGCTTAAATCTTCTGATAGTATGAAAAGTAAAGAGGATGAACGTCTGATAAGAACAATTATACGAGATGCTTATTCACAACCAAGTTATTCAACTCCATCAATAAAGAAAGAACAGCTTAATGAATTTGCTGCTAGGTATTATTTAAATTGTATTGATGTCGTGCAGAAATCCAGTAGTTAAAAAGCACCCTAGGGTGCTTTTTTAATGTCTGATTTTTCTGAAACAGTAATGGTGTAACCTTTCATACGGCTAGCTAACTCCATCATTAGAGTTTCGGTAGGGATCTGTTCTACAGTTTTTTCATAATTTTGATTTTCAAAGCTTTTTTCAAGACGGGCAACAATGTCGGCATTCATTGATCGACTGTTTAACTTTGCTGATTCAAGTATTTTTTCTTTTAGTTCTTGCGTCATACGCATTTTGTATTCAACGTCTGAGCTTCTAGCCATGGTCCTATACTCGAATAAATTTTATTTATAATAATATCCCCAATGGGGATTGACAAGAAGTTTTTAAAGTCTTAAATTGTAAAAGTCCCCATTGGGGATGTAAAAAGCCCCCAACTTTCTGACGGCAAGGGGCTTTTATCAACAACCATAGGAAAGGATATTGATATGTCTAGTTTAGCATTAAGTTTTAATGAAGTGAAATTCAATCCCGTGCCACGGCAAGATGGCCAGATTTGGCTTTCTTCAGGTGAATTGGCACAAGCATTAGGATATAAACAAGAGAACGCGGTCAGTAAAATTTTTAATCGTAATTCTGATGAATTTACGGAAAATATGACACAAATTATTGATAATCCTCGGCTACCCAATTTGGGTATGCGGATTTTCTCACTACGTGGCTGCCACCTAATAGCAATATTTGCTCGTACTGCTGTAGCGAAGCAATTCCGCAAGTGGGTACTTGATGTTTTAGATAAAGAAGTTGGCACACCAGTTGCCAAAACCCACAAATCAGAACGTGAACCCCTAACCAATGCTGTAAATCTTCTTGTAGCTAAAACTAAGCATTTGAATTACAGCGATGCTTATAAATTAGTTCATCAGCGTTTCAATGTTCAGCATATTGATGAAATCCCATATGACATGATTCCTGTAGCGGTTGAATATGTTCATCATTTGATTGCTATGTACAGTAGTGCAGAGAAGAAGGCTCAAGGTTCTTTGTTTGATAATGAAACATTGGGTTTGGTTAAGGATCTGGTAGATGCAATTATTTCCCAAAACTTTGTGACAAGCAAAATCTATCGTGCAATACACATGCTTAGTAATGAACAAGGTCACTACTTAGCTGAATATGCGTTTAAAACCAATATTGCAGTTCTAAAACTCACTCGAACAATGGATTTAAGAGGACCTCTTAATAGAGAAATCATTAGTGATGATTTAAAAACCATAAGCTACACAACAGGTAATCAACATTATGGCGACCGTTGGTTTCACCCACTGATGGAGTCAAGTCGATTGATGGGAGTACTTGAAATTTCAGGTAGTCTGATTCGTCACTAATAAAATCAACTTAACAAAACCCACTCATCGAGTGGGTTTTTTAATACCTAAAACAAAACCCCAGTAGCGCTAACTACTGGGGTTTTTCATTCCACCCACCGACGAAAGTAAGAGGAAAGTAAATCTATATGGAGCATTTTAAACCAATAGTGGAGCTTATGAAAGTGTCTATTGAAAAGTATGGCTTATGGCAGACAATTATTGCCTTTTTAATTTTGTTTTCCATACCAATTCTAATCTGGAAATTACCTGAAATCATTGCAGCGATTAAAGCCTAAAACCGACCTATCAATGGTCGGTTTTTTATTACCGAAATTTTGGAAGTAAATATGACAGATAAATCCAAATGGTTTGTTTTTAAGAAAAATGATCAAGTTTTTGGATGTTTCAGGATTAAGCCTTTTTCTGATCCTGAATTTGATAGGGCCTATAAAATGCTTTGCACTAAAAAGAGTATTTTTAGAATGAGTGCCATGCGATCAGCCCAAGAGTTTGCAAAAATTATCGCAACTCATCTTATACAGGATTGGGAAAATATTGAGCTTTCCAGAACAGGGGTATCTGGTGAAAAAGAAACACGTTACTCGCCTCAATCAGCTTATCAGCTACTGATGTATGGAGATCTAGGGGCTGAGATAACTTCATGGATCTTGGAAAAGTCAAAAAGTATTGCCTAGTTAAGTCTCGATTTATTGCCGCCGTTTATGTCGGTTTTTTATTGCCTAGAGGAAAGTCAAATGGCTCAAGAAGCTCGCTTAGTAATTGTTATTGATTCGGAACGTGCGAAACGCACTGCACAAGACTTATCAGTTGAATTGGATAGCATCACCAAAAAAGGGGATTTCGCCTCGAAATCTATGGACCGGATGTCTGTAGCTACTCGTGCACTAGCAGGGTATATGGCTGGGCTAGTAACAGTAAGTTCTGCCATTTCAAAGATGGATACATATACTGGACTACAAAACCGCCTTAAGTTGGTCACTAATAATCAAGTTGAACTAAATAAAGCTACGGAAGACACTTTCCGAATTGCTCAAAAAACCTATTCAGCTTGGGATTCTGTTTTACAGGTGTACCAACGTTTTAGTGACAATGCTAAAACACTGAATTTAACCATGGATGACACAGCACGTTTAACTGAAACAGTTTCTAAAGCTGTAGCAATTAGTGGTGCAAGTGCAGAAGCTGCTGATGCAGCTTTAGTTCAATTCGGACAAGCGTTAGCAAGCGGCACATTACGTGGTGAAGAGCTTAATTCTGTAATGGAGCAAACCCCGGCATTAGCTAAAGCAATTGCTCAGGGTATGGGTATTACTGTAGGTGAATTACGTTCAGTAGCAGCTGAAGGAAAAATTACTTCACAGGAAATCGTGAAAGCACTTAGAAATGTCCAAGATGAAGTTGATGCTCTTTTTGCTAAAACTGACATTACAATTGGTCAATCATTAACTCTACTTAATAATGAAATTACTAAATTTGTAGGAGAGGCTGGTAAAGGAAGCGGAGCAGCACAGGCTTTATCAGGATCGATTCAGTTATTAGCAAATAATTTGAATTTAATTGCAGACAGTGCATTTGCCATTGGTATTGGCTTAATGACAAAAGCTGTTTTAACAAAAACGGTTGCTGTACAAGCGAGTATTGCTGCTTCAGCTCAACAAAGAGCCGCAAGCCTTGCTGAAGCCCAAGCACAGGCTCAATTACTAGGTGTAGAGGCTTTGCGTGCAAAGCAATCTGCTGCTTTAGCTATTACTGAATTGGGCTTGGCGAGAGCTGAATATAACGCTGCAACAACCGCTAAGGAAAGGGCGGCAGCTGTTCAACGCAAAACAGCCGCCGAAGTGGCCCATAGTATCGCCCTAAAAGAATCAACTGCTGCAACACTGGCTTATAAAGCCGCTCAAGATGTATTAAACAAATCAGCGTCAATTGGAAGTAGAGCATTAGACTTAGTTGGTGGCCCTATTGGAGCTATTACATTAGGGATTACAGCCTTAGCTGCGGGCTATATGTACTTTCAGGATAAGGCAGCCCAAGCCAATAAAAAACTAGAAGAGCAAGCAGCAGTTGCTAAAAAGGCAAAAGAAGAACTTCTAGCACTTAAAGGTCTAGAAAAAGATTCTGCAATCAATGATATGACCGCTTCATTTGAGCGCCAGAATCAGGCACTTGCTGATTCTAGTAGTAAAATAAATATCCAGTTGAATGCTATTGCTCAACTCTACAAAGGCAATAAAGAGATTGTTCAGGTTGTTAATGATGCTAGAGATGGCACTATTAGCATGAATGATGCTGTTAAGCGCTTTAATGAGTTGCGTATTAGTAAGGATATTTACAACGCTTTAAAAGAGAACTCTTCAGAGTTCGAAAAGAACGCTAAAGAAGCTAAAACTACACAAGAATCCCTAAAGCTTTTCGGTATTGAGGTGGAGCTATCTGGGCGTAAAGCTCAAACGGCTGTGGCTGGAATTGATGACAACTCTAAAGCCTTAATTGGCAATGAAAGTGCAGCTCAAAAGGCAACTAAAGCTCAAAAGGGTTATTTTGATAGCCTCCGTTCTGAAGTACTCAATTCGAATGAAGAGCTTGCTTTGTTAAATCTTGGATATAGTGAAGAAACTGTAAAAAAGATACTTGAACTTCAGAAAGCAAAGCAGGCAGTTGCAGCACCGGGTACAACTGCGATTGTCACGAATGATGAAATAGAGCAGATTGTCCGTGCTCAAAAGGCTCTTGATGACCTTAAAGACAAGAAGGATGCAATAACTGCTGCTGAACGCAAACATACTAGTGAGCTTGAAAAGCAGCAAAAAGTTCTTTCTGTTAATGCCAAAGTTCAGGCTAATGCTGCTAAATATGGCTTTGCTGGAATTGAGTCAAAGTACAACTTACCAGCAGGCACATTGTCAGCGCTTCATATGATTGAGTCACGTGGTAATGCTAAAGCTTATAACAAATCTACTGGTGCAACTGGTGGATTTCAATTTCTGGAAGGCACAGCTAAGCAATATGGCGTGAAGGACCGTACTGATTTAGCACAGTCAGCAGAGGGTGCTGGCAAGTATATGTCTTATCTTTTGAAGCTCTTTAAGGGCGATCTAGAGAAGGCTGTGCGTGCCTATCATGCTGGTGAAGGCAATGTTCAAAAGGGTAAAGGTATTGGTAAATATAACAACCAATACTGGAAGGATTATCAGGGCTATATGGCTGGTATTAATGGCTATACAGCTGGCGATATCACCTCTAAAGATTTTGATAAGCTTATTCAAGACGCCACAAAAATGGCAGAAGAACAGGCCAAGTTACGCCTTCAACTGGAAAACGATGTTGCCAATGAAGTGACTAAGATCAGAAATGATCTTGCTAAGAAATTGGAAGATGTCGATAAGGCCAACTTCACCCCAGAACGCAAAGCTGAAATTAAAGCAGAACTTCAAGCACGTGCAGATAATGATATTGCTATTGCTGAGCAAGCTACAAAGACTAAGCTTGATTCATTCCGAGACTACACAAAGACGGAAGAGCAAATATTAAAAGATAGCTATGCTAAGCGTCAGTTTGAGGCCGAGCATGACCTAGATTTAACGAACGATCAGCGTAAAGAGGCTGTTGATCTTTTAGCTCAACAATTAAAGCAAGAACTTGGGTTAATGCAATTAGCTCAGGAACAGCGTTTATTTCAGGCACGTTTATCATTGCTTTCTGAAACGCAAGCCATGCAGGAACGTTACAGACTCGAACGGGAGGAAATTCTTAAGAATACCAAGCTTTCTATAGAAGAGCGGCAAAAGCTAATCGCATTGTCTAAAGCCAGTCAGGATAAAGAGACTCGTGATAAGGTGAATAATGCTGTTCAAAATTGGGGTAATACCCAAGCCGATATGAATGGTACCGGAGAATTTTTCAGACAGGATCAGGAGCGTTTTAGTCGTTTAAATGCTGCAAATGATTTAGCAGATAGTCAGTTTGCTGCTACTGATCTGAATGAGCAAAACTCTTTAGATGGTCTTGATGCTCAAATGGAAGCAGGACTCATTAAGCAACAAGATTACGAAAACCAGAAAACAGCTATCATTCAAGCTGCTCAGGACCAACGTAATCAGATTGCTGCTGAACATGCAAAGAATGTTCAGGATATTGAAGATAAATATCAGCAAGATCGTTTGAACACCCAAATTGCATTTGGTGGCCAAATGATGGGTTCACTTACATCGATGTTTGGTTCAATGTTTGGAGAGCAATCTAAAGCATATAAGATCATGTTCGCCGCTGATAAAGCTTATGCCATTGCAGCTGCTGGTATTGCGATTCAGCAAAATATTGCAGCAGCTTCAAAAGCTGGTTTTCCTCTTAACATTCCATTAATTGCTGGGGCGGTTGCTCAAGGCGCTAGCATTATTGCAAACATCCGTGCAATCAAAGATCAAGGCTTTGCTGACGGTGGTTACACTGGATCTGGTGGAAAATATGAACCTGCAGGTATTGTCCATAAAGGAGAGGTGGTCTGGTCCCAAGAAGATATTCGCCGTTGGGGTGGTGTTGGGTTAGTTGAAAATATGCGTAAGAGTGCAAACCCTGAAGCTTTTCTCAATAATAATGCCTCAGCTGATAGTGTCATGCGCCGTGCAATGATGAGCTCTAATGCCTTTTTAGAAAGCCAAAAGCAATCTGATATCTTTAATCAACCGGTTCAAGATACTCAGATTATCTATAAGGGTAATAGAGACACACCTAAGTTAGCTTCTTCGGCAAATTCTGACTTATTCCATGATGGCAAGGTCTACTTCTCATCCAATGGTTTAGTTCAGGATCGTTCAAATCTGGATGATGTTCAGGATTTTACTTTAGGACGTACTTCACGCCCTCAAGCTGAGATTATGCCTTCAATTGAGCCTGCTTCACCGACAATCAATTTCAAAATTGAAGTGATTAATCAGGTGAGTGGTGCAACTGTTGAAGCTGAACAATTGGATGAGAAAACTGTCCGGATCATTGTTACAGATGAACTGGATAAGCAGCTTCCAAGAACGGTACCGAAGCTTGTTAGTGATCAAATCGGTAATCCAAACTCAACTATTAGTCGGTCTTTGACTGAGAATACGACAGCAAGACGGAATCGATAGTTTTAAAGTTACAGGTATAAGGAGAGTAATGTTAATGGAGTGTAAGTAAAACCGTTTAAAGATGCCGGTATAAGAGAGAAGAGCTGTTGACAGTGTCAACTCCTAGTCTCTTCTAAAGCCTATTGACAGCCAATATTATGAAAGGACCACCTTCGGGTGGTTTTTTTATGCCTATGTTTTCCATAGTAGGAAAAATGAATAAATGACATTTTTTTGAAATGAAACAATAAGGGCACTTAAAAAAGCAAAAACCCCAGTGTTGGCGCACTGAGGTTTTCAATTCAACTCAACCGAGCAAAGTTAAGGAGAAGTATTACTATGCCTGAAATTATAGCAGTGATTTTAAAATATGTAGAGGCAACTATGGAAAAATATGGTTTTGTAAAAGTAACAGGATCTATCTTATTGGGAATTTTTCTTTGGCAGTTTTCGAACATTATTAATGCTTTTGCAAAGTTGATAGAGGTAGTTCGATGAATGATAAATATACTTGGTGGGATGTAGGTAAATCAGTATTAATGATCTCCATCCCCATCTTAATATGGAAGTTAGATACCATAATACTAGCGTTAAAATCATAGAAACCGACCTAATTAAAGGTCGGTTTTTTATTGCCTGAAGGAAAGTTATGTACAAGTTAAAGCTAAATCCTCAGACCAGCGGCTATGGCGTAACACCGGGTGATGATGTGAAACGTCAGCAGATGGATGGCGGTCGTGGTCGCTATTACATCGATGTAAAACGTAATAGTCATATTGTCGATGTGAACTGGAATTTAAGTAAATCCGATTTTAATAAAATGATGGCTTTCTGGCGGGTCTACCAGAATAAGCCAGCCTCATTCTATGCGGATCTGGTCATTGATCAGGGAACACGTCAGCAATATCTATGCAATTTCATTCCAAACTCGTTCAAGACCAATGAAGTGAATGGCAACCTTTACCGGGTAAATGCACAGCTCGAAGTTGTTCAAAACCAGCCTAACCTTATCGCTGATCAGGCACTTATCAAAGATTGGGAGGTCTAATGGATAACGAATATGCCAAATTCTTTTTCAATCGAAAAGTAGATGTTTATCAACTGGAATGTATTGAACTCTCACACCCTTCTTTTATGAATACTTACCGGGTGGTACGTAATGATGACCGTGGAGTGTATGTTCAGCACAATGAAGGCGCGGGGCAAGTATTTTACGAATACCTACCAATGACAATTCAAAGATCCGGAATGCTCGGTGATCTGGACCAGACTTTGACCGTTTCAATATCTGGGCTTGGTGATATTTTGCCGGATGAGTTTGAACGGGTAATTGAGGGGCAATATTCTAATGTAAAGCCGACCGTAAATTACCGCCTTTATAGTTCAGATAACTTGAATACACCAATGTTTTATCTACTAGGTCTACAACTCTCCAGTGTTGCCATGAATCATAAAGCTGTGACATTCAAGGCTGAATCACCAAGATTAAATACTGCGAAGACTGGAGATATCTTTGCACTGGATCGTTTTAGTGGTTTGAAGGGGGCTATATGAAGAGTCACGATCATTTGCTCGATAAGCAATATGACGAGGAATACTACAACTGTGTTCACTTCGCGCATGAAGCTGCAATGGATCTATATGATATTGATCGAGGAGAGGCGCTTGAGTTTTTTATGAAGCCCGTCAAAGAGAAGGTATTTCTGCCATCAAGATTGAAGTTACTAAATCCATTGCCTATGCCTAAGGAAGGCTGCATAGTCGCCTTTCACTCTAGATACCGAAACAAGCCCCCACATGTGGGGCTTTTTCGTTTGGGGCGTATTTTGCATTTGCAGGAATCAGGCGTTTCATGGATGCCAATTCAAGTCGTTCAAGCATTTGGATTTAATCGTGTGAGTTTCTATGATTAAGATTATTTATAAACAAGACCCTTTATCCGAAGACAAAACAATTGAACACGCCGAAACTTTGGGTCAATGGCTTACTTCAAAATATGACCATATGCCTGAGCATGTCCGTATTTTTCATACCACAAGCAATATGGATCATGCGGAAATTTCATTTGCGAATGAAGTCACGCCGAAGAATGCATATGAATTAAAGCAGCTCGATTTCTTACCAGGCACTTTCATTGTAATTGAGAATCCCAAGGGTATGGACCCCATAACTCTAGCTTGGATAGTGGTTGCTTCTATAGTTATGGGTGTGGCTGTTGCATTATTAATGCCTGTGCCCTCAATTACCCAAACCAACCAGAATAACAATCAATCCTCGTCTGCAAATAACGAATTATCAAACCGTGAAAATAAAACTCGCGTAAATGGTCGTATCGCAGATATTTATGGTGCCGCTCACGATACCCCTGATCTGATTACTGTGCCTTACAAGGTATATGAAAACAATGTCGAAGTAGAGCATGTTGTTGGTTGTATTGGTCGTGGTCACTATAAAATTAACGGTGCATATGATGGTGAAACCAACATTGTTGATATTGCCGGCGCATCGGTAGAAGTCTTTCGACCAGGTGTAGATATTGTTTCAGGTGAGCCATATTTTTCGCTTGGTACCGAAATTACCACGCCGCCCTTAACAGTTCAGCATCAAACTTCTGTTAATGGCCAAGTTTTACGTCCTGCTGATACACAATCTTTAGAAGGTACGAACTACCTTCATTTTGCATATCCAAACGAGATCCTTCGGGCAACGGCAAACAACACAGATTTAACCACTAAGTTTGTAAGTAATGACCGTGTAGAAATCACCAATGCCTCATTCACGTTTAATGGCCAGACTTATTATTTAAACGGCACTTACAGCGTTCTATCAGTTGCTGATGATCGCATGACGTTATCAAATCCGGCGGCCGTTAATGCAAACTGGTTAAAGCTTAAAGAGTTAAGTACCCAGCAAACAGCAGCTTTGTCACCAAAGATCAGTTCAATAGGTGAAAAGTGGATTGGTCCATTCATTCTAGACAATGTCGAACGAAGTCGGGTGCTGTGTAATTTTGTGGCCACAAATGGACTTTATACCGTTTCTTCAGGTGGAAATCAGGGTGCTGTAAACGTCACGATTGAAGTTGAAGTAACGCCGGTTAATGAATCTGGTGCAGCCATTGGCAATCCAATGCTGAAGCAGATCATTTT